TTGTTCTTCGGGATCAATATATTCAATGATTGAATCGGGTATATCGTGATTTAAAGACATATCATCCCAATCAAGATCACCGCACATAATGCGTTTTTGAATAGCCGGCGTTAGAAGTAATTTATTGTTTTTGACCTTAAGTAATGGTCGCGTTGGTCGCCCGGCGTCATTACAAACCCTCAATTCTCTTGCAGGACAATCAAATACAATACTAGTATAGATATTCAAGACCCCCTCACTCTTCTTCATCTTCAAGAATTTATAAAGTTCATAAGGTTTTTCAGTAACTCCTACCCATGCGCCATTGATAATAATTTTAATCCTCTCATATAATACTTCCGGATCACACTCCTCAATCGGAGTAATGCGAGGATTGATAATATCATAAATCGGTTGACTGTTTGATCTAATAGTAACATGGGCAAGATATGCTAGATTTTTAACGACGCCGACAGGGGCACCTTCTGGTGTCTCGGCAGGACACATAAATCCCCATCCTGTACCATGTAATTTACGAGGAGGAATCAGTTTACCGCTTTTATCAATTGGAGTATTTACTCGTCGCAAATGACTAAGACTTGAGACATATGTCAGCCTATTCAGAACTTGCGCTACACCAACTTTATTAGAGTTGGAATTTTTAACTCCGAAATCGCCCGTTGCCAAAGCTCGTTTAATACCATTCTCAATAGTGGTAGATTTCACAATTTTATAAATATTTGTTCTATTAATAATATTCATGAAGTTTTCTGTTGATCGCCACGATCCGTTATTAATTTCTCGCACTACTTGCTTAGTCATATCTTTGACCAGCTTATTGAAATAATTACGAAATAAATTATTCAACAGAGTTCCACATAGATCAATGCGCTTGTTGAAATAGGCATCTCTATCGTCTGTCTTCCTCCATCCAAAGCTAGTAGCAAGCAGTTTGTTGGTCATATATCCCAGAAAATAGAGCTTCTGTTTTTCGGTAGCACAATGTGGATATAAATCATTCCCCAAAACATTGACTGTAAATTCTTTCTTTTTAAATGCGCCTTGCTCTGGGGTCATATTGATAGGAGTATACATGGCATATGATACAATATAATTTAATGCCTCTTCCTGTGTTAGATATTTGTTTGCTTCAATTATTGATGCCTTCAACGCAAATAACATTCTCTCCATTTTCTTTGCCTCTATATTCAGTAAGATCAACGAGCATATCTTTCTGTCTTCAATAATACCCAATGCCCGAAATAGGATGAATAAGGGAATAGCTTGTTTAATACGAGGAATTTGTACCTGGATAGGATGTCCAAACCCATTGTTTCTAGAACAAATCATAACATTAATTTGTTTTGGCGATATGCACTTGAAATCTGGAATGGACTTAATTTCTGCCAACCACGACCATTTATTATTATTTTTCTTAATGTTGAAACACTGAACTCTATTCTCGGCGGCACGCTCTTGGGCGATGACTGTTTTTTCTGATCCATTGATGATGAAATATCCGCCTGCATCAAACCTGCATTCTCCCGTAATATTTGCATTAAGGTGCGAGTTTTGCGTTAATACGCAAATAGCAGAGTTCACCATAATGGGCATTTTGCCAATATGAATTTTTTGCAATTTCTTATAGTGCGTTTCACACTGGGATAGATTCTCGCCACATCTGTGGATAATTTTGATATCCAAATCAACCGTCATTGCCGAGGCATAGGTAAAATTTCTCAGGCGCGCTTCCTGTGGAAACATCGTTTTCGTAGCGCCATTATTTTCATGAATTTGCGGTCTGTATATATGAAAGTTATTGAATGTAATAATTAGCTCCAGTCTATACTTATTCGTATCCTTGTCAAAATCCTGCTCCGAACGGATGGTCACTGGATTAAACATATCAATCGTTTTCTGAACTTGGTTTATGACAAAGTCGTTATATGACTCGAGCTGATGACGAATACACCTCTTGAGATGCTGTCCCTTGAAATAAGATTCAATAATTTTCCATGGTAATTCTGGATTAATGTTGCTCTTGGTGGTGCATGACATTGTGTGGTTTCTACTCATAAGTGGATTAATTTATATTTCAATTTATCTTTAAATGAATATCCAAAATCAAAATAATATTGGACTAATATATATGAGCAACAAAAATAATCGTAATAATAATGATGATCCAAAGAATCCTAATAAAAAAAACAAAAAGAAAGTAAATGACCCTAGTAATAATGAGGTAATAAATCCATTCTTTTTCCCCCTACATGGTTGTAATAAGAATAAAAATGTAAAGTTCCCGTTCAATAATACTTTACATAATAACAATCAAAGCGATTTAAATGAAAACAAACATTATTTTAATATGACATTAAGCTCTATTCTAGACGAAATCAAAAGAAATAGGGAGAATAATAAAAGTAAATTAAATCACTCGTATACCAATCTAACGCGCACTTTAGACGCATCTAAAAATCTAGCAATCGTTCCTAAGAAAAATGATTCACTAATTGAATTTCTTAAAACAGTGACGGATAAATATAATTTATTGTATGACGCAAGCGAAAATAAACAGAATACTGTTATGTCTGAATGGGGTAACAATTATAGACCGCGTAGGAATGCGATTTGGGCGTCAAAAACATTTGATAATGCCTCTTTTGCTTTCCCTCCGCCGCCAAGATTACAGCGTTATCCGTATAATTCACAAAACGCGCCGTTGCCTCCACCACTGCCTCCCCCAGTTATTCCCAAAAAGAAAGTCACGATAAACCGTGAAATTAACGGATTAACTGATATTTTAAAACTAATTGATGATTACCCATTGAAAATAGACATTGAATACAATATTGATATGAAAGTATTACATAATATAGATAAACCACTGCGCAATTTAGATTCTATGATAGGCATGAATAAATTAAAAGACTCTATAGTGGATCAGGTTATTTATTTCTTACAGGGGCTAGATAAGAATAATGATTTCATGCATACGGTTATATATGGTCCTCCTGGTACTGGTAAAACGGAAGTTGCAAAAATTATGGGAGCGATATTTTCCTCTATTGGTATCTTGAATAAAAATATATTTAAAAAAGTAACGCGGGCAGATTTAATAGCAGGTTATTTAGGACAAACGGCAATTAAAACTAAAGATGTTGTAAAAGAATCTCTCGGTGGCGTATTATTCATTGATGAGGCTTACGCATTGGGTAATAGTGAGAAGAAAGACAGCTTCGCCAAAGAATGCATTGATACCTTATGTGAATCATTGAGTGATCATAAATCCAGATTAATGGTTATTATCGCGGGTTATGAGAAGGATCTCAAAAATTGTTTTTTTGCTTATAATCAAGGTTTAGATTCACGTTTTCCTTGGCGCTTCCATACAGATGACTATTCCTCTGAAGAATTAAAGAGGATATTTGAAAAAAAGGTACAAGATATTAAGTGGAAAATAGGTTTTAAACTTAGAGATAAATGGTTCGAAACCAAAATGGACTATTTTAAATTTTACGGCAGAGATATGGAAACCTTATTGGCGAAAACTAAAATAGCTCACGGGCGCCGCGTTTTTTGTAAACCACAAAAGGAAAAGACGGTTATTACCGAGGCAGATATGAATAAGGGGTTTGAGATGTTCATTTCAAATAACGAAGTCAAAGAAAGAAAGGACAATACATCAGGGGGAATACCGCATATGTATCTTTAAAATCCGTTTATACTTGATATTTTAAATAATATTAAGTATAAAATGAGTGCAAAAAAAATGATTCAAATAAATCCAAATTTTTTAAAAATAGGCAAAGGTGGCAAATCAACAAAGAAGAGAAGAAAACGAAAAGATTTGCGGGCATCCATTAAACCCAATGATATTAAGAAGAAACTAATGAGTAAAATAAAAGATCATCACCATAAATCGCAAAATAAAGTTGAGGAGGAGGAGGAAGGAGCCCAGAAATTTACCAAGGATTTCAATGAACAATTGGGATATCTGGAAAAAATTATAACGTCCAAAAAGAAGAAAAGACGGAAACGGCGGACATCGCGTAATAAAAAAAAGGGAGGAGAAGTATCGCCTCCATCCTCGCCGCCGGTTACATTACCGGTCGCGCCATCTCCCCCCAATTCCTTGCAGGCTACAGCATCACACCCGGTGGTAATACCGAAAATGAATCTAATTTCATCTCCACCCCCATTGGCTCCCTCTCCGCCAAATAATCAAGCCCCCGTCCCTATAGCAGCGGAACCAAAGTATGGTTGTTTAAAAGGTGGTAAAAAGCCCACATATAAAGAATATAAACGGACGTTGAAGAAAAGGGATATATTACCTAAGAAGGAAAAAATTACATTTAACCCTTTGCCGCAACCCGATCCAAAATTTCAAGATAGGCAAAATAAGTTGGATTTGTTAAAAGCAAAGATCTCCACGAAACGCCCGTCGCCTATTAAAAAATTTAAAAGAAAGAAACGAACAGTCAAAATCTTTCATCTAGGCAAAAATAGGAAAAAGGGGAATGTTTCCGTTTTAATTAAATCGGGAAAAACGCGGAAATTAATCAAAAATGAACAAAGGACACTTCGTGAGCGATGTCTTAGTGAAGTAAAGCAATATTTAAGAAAACACAACTTAATTAAAGCTGGTACAACCGCGCCGGAAGATGTATTGCGCAGATTATACGAAGATTCTTTTTTGGCAGGGAACGTGTTTAATAAAAATCCCGAAAATTTATTATTCAATTACTTAAATACAGAGTTAGATAATTAGAGAATTATATTAAAAAATCCCAGTGTTACTTTATATAATGGCTATGATTCGTTCTTATATGAAGAAAGAAAAGGAATATGTTCAACGTTTTGGAGAGAGAACAATGTTTTTGTTACAATGTGGTTCGTTTTACGAAGTTTATTGTTGTAAAAAAAAGGGTGAATTTACAAACACAAGAATTACGGAATTTTCAAGAATTTGCGATATGCGTATTGCAAATAAAAGATCAAAATGCGACGGATTATCTGTATTTATGAGTGGCTTCCCGGAATTACATTTAGAAAAGTATGTTAAAAAGCTAAACGATGCCGGTTGGACCGTTGCTGTACATTGTCAAGACCCAAGCTGTCCTAGTATCCGAAAGGAATTGGGTATTTTCTCTCCAGGCACCAATTTTGAATCTGATGAGGGCGGCTCAAATAGGACCATGACAGTCTGGATAGAAGTCTATAATAAAACATTGTTGAATAAAAAGCCCCGTGTGAGTTGTGGGATAGCGTGTGTAGATATATCTTCAGGCGACGTCCACACCTTTCAATGTGTGGAGAATTATTTTCATAACCCCACTACTTTTGATGAATTGGAGAGATTTTATTGCAGTTATAAGCCAAATGAGCTAATCATAATTCATAATTGCGAAGATAAGCAAATTAATGATATAATTTCATTTGCAGACATAGAGAGCCGTCTCATTCATAAAGTTGATATGAACGATGCTACAAGCGAGTGGTCCACTGCCGTGTCAAACGCACAAAAGCAAACATATCAGGAAGCTGAACTAACTCGTTATTATTCAATTAAAGATTATGATATTTTTTATGAAACTCATTCTCTCCGCGAGCGCGAATTTGCGCTACGATCGCTAGTATTTCTGTTAAACTTTCTTGATTTCCACAATCATGGACTTGTTAAACAGTTGAAGTTACCTCTATTTACGAATGTAAAAGACAGAGTTCGACTAGCAAATCATTCATTGCGACAACTTAATATTATAGATATTGGAAATAAATCCAAATTTTCTTCATTGTTATCACTAGTAAATAAATGCAAGACTGCTATGGGAAGGCGGTATTTAACTCAACAAATACTCAATCCAACCACTAACTGCGATTATTTGAATAATGAATATCAGATATTAGAACATCTCTCCACAAAATATGATTCTGGGGATACATGGCAGGATCTTTTCAGTTCCTTAACACACATCACTGATTTTGAGCGACTATTTCGTAAGTTGATATTGAAACGCGTTGTTCCGGCAGATCTCGCGGTTCTAGCAGATAATCTGACAACAATCAAAAAAACCAGGAAAGTTGTTGATACAGATAGTAAGATATCCGAATATCTGGCTAACACGACTTTAGTAAACTCACATTTGAAGAAATTATTAAAGAAAATCAAAACAACATTAAATATTAAAGCTGCTGGAAGTGTTTCCTGTCGCGATTTTGATATAAATATATTCAATAGTGGTATCTTTCCAGAACTGGATGCTGCAGAAGAAGATTATAAGCATTCATTGGTAAAGCTAGATGCTATTAAAGATCATTTGGCTAAGATAATTCCAAAGGAAAAAAAGCCTATTAAAATTCATCATACGGAGAAAAGTGGATTATATCTAATGATGACAAAGAAGAGATTTCGGTCCTTGATGCAACTCGAAAAGGCGATGAGGGACAAGGGCGTACCGTCTAATGTAGTTGAGTACAAATACAAGGACGAAGATAAATCCATTGATTTGGATATAGGAGATATAAAGGAAAGTAAAGCAAGTGGAAGCAATGTGAGACTGGATAGTTCGGTAATTACCAAATTGTATCATAAAATATCGCAAACTAAATCCAACTATAAAGAAATATTACAATCTACATTTGATAAATTTGTTGAGTCATTCCTTCAATATAAGGTTGAATTTGAAACAATAATAGCGTACGTTACAAAATTAGATTTCTTACTGGCACGTGGATATGTTAATAAACAATATAATTACTGCAAACCAGTGATTGATACGACGGCAGAACAGTCATTTATTGATGCGAAACAAATAAGACATCCCTTAATAGAACATATTAATACGAACGAATTGTATGTTCCAAATGATATTTCTTTGGGAAAGAATGCACTTCATACAGGGGTTTTGTTATTCGGAACAAATGC